ATAATGCTGGCGAGTCCTTCCTTGCGAATCTTTTTAGGCTGTAGGCAACCGCATCCATCTTCAGTATCTTCGCCACAGCGCTTCACTTTGCTTGCTAAAGGAAACACGTACTTCCATCGCGCATCGCCAACCAACTTTAAAGCCTGTTTATATTTTTCCTTACTGATGAGCAACTTACTGCATTTGAAACATACGCAACGCAAAATTTTTTGTATGGTGCTTAAATATTGTATGTAAAAGACGGGCCTAGCCAACTCAATATGTCCAAAATATCCGGGAGTTTGCATATAATCTAACCCGTCCGTTGGACAAATGAGCCCTGGCTCGAGGACGCCCATGCGAGGGTCAAAGAGTCCACCGATCACTGGCTTGTTGTTAATATATGTATCGCGACTCGTAATTTCTGCAACGGAACCTTTACGAATCTCATCTGGCGATAATATACTAAACTGGATGCCAATAATCTTTGAACTAGTTTGTTGCGTTTCCATCTTGGACATCTCCTTATAATACAATAATATATTTAGATTCTTTCCGATCAATTTTTATTTTAATTGTTTAGTTAATATAGTAGAATAGATGGCTTCTGCAGCTTCTAACTTTCCTGAACCAATTCGTTTGACTTGCGCAGAAATATCTTCATCTGGTGTAGGAAATACATTAGAATTTATAAGAGGAGACTATAAATATATAGTTCGTGTACCGGTAGGTTCAAGTATAAACAGAGAATATATAGATAAAATATCCCCACTACTAACATTGTGGGAATTACCCGGCGCGGAGCCAGGAGTGTATACATGGTTATTACTTGATTTTGGCAACGAACGCTCAAAACAAATTGTGGTAAAACAAAATATAAATGTCACTGAACTAGCAACAAAACACACTGATATATTAAAAGATATATGTTTAAACAAACAACAAACAGACGAACGTCGGCAAGCTCCGCTTCCACTTGAAAGCACGATTCGTGTTTATTTTGGTGGCGAACTTTCTAAATCACTCGATGCAAGAACCGGGCGCGTTCAATATATAATAAATTTGTTATCCGGAACATATTCAAGCGAACAAGTAAATTCCGTAGATTTTTCTCCTGAAATTGAAGAAGAATTAAAACAAATGTTTCGAATTGGTATATGTAATGGTAACACGCAATGCCCACCCTTCGACATTGTCATCGCAAGAACAACCCAGACTTTAATAAGAGCAAATATGGGAGGTGATCGTGAATTCGACAATTCCATGAGGGAATATAATGTTGCAGGTACAAGCATATATAGATTTGATAAAAACGACATAAACTCATCTAATCGCGCGAGTGTTTTAGCTCCAGCAAAATATAGTGTGAGAAAGGACATATTAGACAGAACATATGAACGCCTAGGAAAATCGACCAATGACGACGACTATAAACGCGCGCTAGCTAAATTAGACGCAGAGTGGAAACCATTTACACCAACTGACTTGGAACTATTCCGTATGCGTGTGGGAGGCAGAAAATCCCGGAAAACACGTAAAACACGCAGACCCCGTAAAAGACGCAGAACACGCAAATCTCGCAGACCCCGAAAAACACGCAGATCCCGCAAATAATTTATACCTATAATATAAATGGGACTAATACAACATACTGCAGGGCTCTCATTGTTTATACAAATAATTACTGCCGTGATTGACTACTATGCGCTATCTTTACCCACAATATCACCAGACCTTAAATTGTTGCACGACCTACTTTTACTTGAATTTATAGTTCAAATAGTAGAGGGGTCATTCTATGTCTGGCTCGTATTCGCTATATCTAGCGTCGCAAACATTACACTTAATCGATATTGGGACTGGTTCATTACTACGCCGACCATGTTAATTACATTTTCAACTTTTTTGATTTATTTAAGGTTCAAGGAAAACGGCGTGACCGACATGCCGTCATTTACAAGCATTATAAGCGAAAACTTCAATACATACTCGGCGATAGTTTTATTGAACGCAACCATGTTAGTATTTGGATATTTAGGGGAACTCAAGAAAATATCATTGTTTACATCTGTCTTTGGAGGATTTGTGCCCTTTTTCATCATGTTTTATATAATTTATGAAAATTTTGCAAAATATACTGATTTGGGCACCACGATGTTTTGGTATTTTTTTATTGTTTGGGGGTTATACGGGGTCGCCGCATGTTTATCCTACAACTTAAAGAACATATCCTATAATATTTTAGACTTGTTCGCAAAGAACTTTTTCGGATTGTTCTTGGCTTATATATTGTATTCCAGTTATACAAAGTAAATTTACATGAGTTGTTCAAAAAAAAATGATTTAGAATTATGATTATTATTTGTATATATAGTTAATAATCATGGCGAGAGAGATTCAAATCAAGCGTACTAAGAAGGTAAAGGAGCCCGTCCAAAAGAAAAAGAAGGTGGAAAGTTCTGACAGCGAGGGGGATAATGGGTCGAATGACGACGATGACGAGGATGAGATGGATGAGACTGAATACAGAAAGTTTTTAAGTAAGATATTTCCATCTAAGCACCTTGACAAGAAGATTGCTGCTGGAACCAGATTGAAGAAAAAGATTCAGGAGTTGGAAGAGGGTGAAGAGGAGGAAGAAGAAGAAGAAGAGGAAGAGGAAGAGGAAGAGGCAGAGGTGAAAAAGCGCCCACGTAAAAAGGATTCCAAGAAAAAGAAGGTAAGTAAAAAGAAGCAGGTAGTTGAGAGTGAGTCTGACGAAGATGAGGAGGAGGCAGATGACGATGAGGAGGATGATGATGAAGATGATGATGATGCCTCGCCCACTTCCAAGAGTGCAAAGAATTTTAATATCATATTTACGATTGGTAATGGCGGTGGCGAGTACGAAGATGATGAGGAGGGCGAGTGGGAAGATTATGATGAGGACGAGGATGATTCCGATTATATGGAAGAAACCGAAGACGAAGATGAAGATGTATCCGATTCCGATACCGAAGACGACGATGAGGCGGAAGAGGCAGAGGAGGAGGAAGAAGAAAATGTCGTCATTAAAAACAAAAAGACCGCCAAGCAGAGTAAGAAATCTGGCGCAGTTCATAAGGAGGCTTCTGTGGTGGATTCTGCGGCTGCTACCGATGTTGCTGCAAAACCTTCAAACAATAGCACTGAATTCATGAATCAGATGAAGGAGCTTTATGAAAAGAACAAAAGCAACGCCATGGCAAAGGAATGCCTCAAGATATGCGAACAAAACATCAAAAAGATTGAAAAGAAGGAGGAGAAAAAGAACGTGAAGCGCCAAGCTAAAAACACGCGAATCTTCCGCAAGATCGTAAAGGACAAGAATACGATGAACGATTTTGAGTTCTTCAACAAGTTGCAAGTTGAAGAACAAAAGAAGATTATCAAGGAGCTTCGCGAAATCAACAAGATTACGCGCATTGAGAAGCCATATCGTCTTACGTTGCTTGAATCAGACATGCCAGTGTTATTTAAGGGCGCCGCTATGAAAAAGATTAATTCGTTGCGATACATGGAGCCTGGTTCCGGCGAATATTACAAAATCAAGAATTGGGTAGATACATTCATGCGCATCCCATTTGGAAAGTATCAGACGTTGCCGGTTAACATTGATAATGGTGTTGAGCAATGTCATGATTTCATGGAGAACGCCAAGAAGACACTCGACACGGCAGTATATGGTCTCAATGAAGCAAAAATGCAAATCATGCAAATGATGGGACAATTGATTACAAATCCATCAAGTATCGGAACGGCCATCGCGATTCAGGGTCCGATGGGTACAGGGAAAACCAGTCTAGTAAAGGAAGGAATTAGTAAAATCCTCAACCGACCCTTTGCGTTTATTGCGCTTGGTGGTGCAACAGATAGTAGTTTCTTGGAGGGACACTCGTATACTTATGAGGGCAGCACTTGGGGCAAAATCGTGCAAATCCTTGTGGACAGCAAGTGCATGAATCCAGTCATATATTTCGACGAGCTTGATAAAATCAGCGATACGCCAAAGGGCGAGGAGATTGCGGGTATTCTGACCCACTTGACCGACACGTCGCAGAATAGCCAATATCACGACAAGTATTTTGCAGAGGTCGATTTTGATTTGAGCAAGTGCCTCTTCATCTTTAGTTATAACGACGAGTCAAAAGTGAATCCCATTTTGCGCGACAGAATGTATAGAATTCATACCAAGGGATATGATAAAAAACAGAAGACCATTATCTCCAATAACCATCTCCTGCCGAAGATTCGCGAGCAAGTAAAGTTTAATGACGGCGATATTATTATTCCTGACGAAACACTTCACTACATTATGGAAAATCATTGCAACAAGGAGGATGGTGTTAGAAATATGAAGAGATGTCTAGAAATCATCTACACCAAGTTGAACCTTTACAGATTAATGAAACCAGGTACCAATCTGTTTGAAGAGAGCATGACGCTCAAGGTGGAGTTTCCGTTCAAAGTAACAACGGACATAGTTGACAAGCTGATTACCAAGGAAAAGGAGGATAGCACATCATTTCGCGGAATGTATGTTTAAGCATGGCGCGTATCAAATTATTCAAACAAATATTCAAAAACATTCAAAAAACAAAAAATAATATTATTAATCTATTATATAATGGCAGCAATGGATTTTAGTCGTTTTTGCACACCCGCACAATTGTATTTGATTTTAGCAGGAATCAGCTTACTCACTGCTTTTTTCAACAATTTCCAGGTAATTACTTTGGTCGTGAATAGTATCTTCGTTTTACTCTGGGGATGGATTTTGAACTGGTTGTGTTCCAAGGGGCTTAAGGCTATTTCTTGGATATTAGTCTTGCTTCCTTTTATTCTCTTCTTCTTCACCTTTTTCTTTGCAAAGGACATTATCTCTAATGCCGCTCACGCAGAGGGATTTTGCACTGCAGATGATGTCTCTAAGATTGACACCGCCTTCAGCGCTTTACAGAGTTCGATGCAAAATAGACCTCAACAATCCGAAATCGATACTGCATTAATGACGTTTAAAACTACTTTGGATAGTATTACCACTGAAGCTAAGACTGCTGCAGCATCAATGCCGGCGATGGGGGCAACTAGTGTAAAGGAATGAGCAAAAGATATGGGCGAGAGGTGTGATTCTAGTAGTCCAGGTTGTAGATAAATCATAACAAATAACAAATATATAATATCAAACAATAAATGATATTATATTTCAACCAACCACAACAACAATTTAGTATTCAGAGTAAGGAACATTGTTTCCACCACGAGAGATCAAGTAGTTATATTGGTTGGTAGTCATGCAAGCGCAACCGCTTCCGTTGGAATAGGCATTCGGGCAGCACTCAGGCTTAAACGGCGTATTTGCAAACATGGACAATTGTCCCTCAGGCAAAGGGATTTGTTGAGGCGCGCGATTTAATATATTCGCGACACCAGGGTTCAAGGGCTGTCCAGGGGTAACCACCAAATTGGGCGTAAACCAGCTGTCTGTATTTACAGGAGTATTATGGTCCAAGCTATACATGGCAGATTGTCCATTATTCGAACTTGCACCAAAGAATCCTTCTACATTGGAATATCCTAAACTGGATGCCATTTTTCCGGGTATGCTACTAGAGCAAGACATGCACGTGTGTCCAAACATTAAAAATAATATTATACCTACCGCAATGATGATTTCTAACCTAAATTTTATTCCTCCTACAGATATCTCCATGTTATACATATTTAATAGATAATAATTTTAATCGTGTTTATTCTAAATACGCGAATCGACGTAATCATTATAATCACTCACCTTCTTTCCGCCAACATAAAAATAACCTTTATTTGTCAATAAATGATATACGAAATCAGTGTTTTTTGCTAAATTATTAGGGTTGTATATATTTGCAGTATTTTTAATCCGAGTTTTATCAATTTTCACTATACCGCGCACAACGACTCCATCTGGAAGTCTAAGACAAACCCGCATTTTATTGATTGGCATTGTGTCGCCCGATTCCAAGAGAATTTCAACATCTTCCTCAAACCCCCCATCATAGTATTCGTGTATATAATCTAATGACGTTGGAACCACACCATGCTCATTTTCATATGTCTTGTCTAAAACCGCTTTGACATCGTCATATATTTCGTCCCAGTCAACAAAGAGCATATTCTTTATCGTGAATTGTTTTGTCGTGGTATTCATGCAATAAATATGTGGTTCATTGTAGCAGTCTAGTAGCTTTGCCTGAGGATGGTCGCAGACAAAAACCCATCTGTCGTTATGCCTTACGGCATGTCTGGCGCTGACTATAACTCCGTTCAAGTTGTACATCTTCACCCCTCGCGCATCCAATATTAATGTAGCCGTTACTATACCACCATCGCTTAACACGTCGCCTACACATACATCGCAAAATGGTTTGATTGTCTTGTCAAGCAATACTACAGGTGTATCTTTATCAAAACACAAACGCGGCACATCAGGTAATCCAGGTATGACCCCCACTTGTTGAATCCCTAAATTAATTTGCAAAAAGGCAATGATAAACAATAACAGACCAACGATTGTTGTATAAAACGATGTATATGTGCCTACAAGTGCCGCAATATAGAAAAAATAACCTGGCAAGAAAAAGAATACTATTACCATGACAACAATAAGCGCAATCAATACTGCAACTAATATAAGCAATACTTGTATCGCACTCGTAACTATTACCCCCAAGAGGGATTTCATTGCAAATATAGAACCAACGGCCGTATTTATACTAGTTTGCATGATACCAACCACTTTTGCCATGGTGTCCTTGAATGCAATTATTATTTGCTGGATTGGAATCAAGAAGTTTATCAGCCGTCCCATGATATCTTTTAGAATTATCGCCAACTTCTCTCTTACCGAGTTTGTCATCTCTCTTATTTGTTTAACCGCGCTTAAAATGACTTGAAACACTTTTAAGAATGAACTGGTCATATAGTCAAACGGACTCACAGCCTTTTTTGTAATGGGCTTAAGCATATCCTGAACACATTGTGTGAAATTGTCTTGTGTAAATTGACTAGCAGTTTGATTATCTGGTTTATTGATGAGCCCAGCAAAAGGTATTACTTTTGGATTGCACCTATATTTGAGCCAATTATCTTTTATTGGTTGAACATTTGTCATAATAGTATAATATCCGTGAATCCAAAATAAAATGGTTAACAATACAATACATATTATTATTGATGTTCCATATTGGTCAAAATATGACAAATTCTTATATAAATGTTTTATTTTTCGTGCACTTTCTAGAATAGGTTTATCCATATACTATGTTAACAATAAAAGAACAAGTCATTAAACTATAAAATATCAAATAACGCTCATTTGATATTTACACCTGCCGCCTGCCTTTATACATTTATCAACAGGTTTCATCACTTCCTAAATATGACAATACTTGTTTTCAGCTCAACGCCCCATTCTACCCCGACGTCGGCGTGAATACGACCTTTTAGTTCGCTTTATTCGCGTAGAACGTGTTTGCTTTCTTCGTGCCTTGCGCGTTCGTTTCTTGCCACCATAAAAATCATTGTCGTAAATACTACTCCAATCATCGCTATCATCAGATTTTGTTGTAATTGGGCTTCTCTGAATTTGAGGTCGGTTCAAATTGTAATCATAGGGTTTCTGTTTAAAAATGATTGGCGTTTGTTGTATTATGGCTTTTCGCGCAGTTGTTGTTGCAGGCGACTCTGCTCTCTTACTCGAGACACGTATTGTCGATTTTACCGCGGCTGGCACTACTATTGGCGAAGTCCTAATATTCGTTTCGGGGTTTATTGAACCCATTGGCACAAAATTATCACTCTTTTTTTCTAATTCTTTTTCATAGTCAAAATCATAAATATGAGTGCTCATATTATAGATAAAGAAAATCTATAATATGTTAATCGAATTCATAAGCCCTTAAAATTTATTCTTGTAATGCTCGTCATCTTCCCAATCCCAAAACATCATGTCGCCAATCTTCATTTTATGGTCATCCGTAATTAAACAACTAAACCACTTCACCTTTTTATTTTTAGCGATTACAGCATCAGGATGGTTCTTCACTTGGATAAATTTGCCATCCGCATCTTCTACCAAGTGTGAACCCGTGACATAAATAGTTTCGCCATTTACACCTTTCTTCGGGAACTTATAGTATACTTCATTTGCATAATTGTCAATCTTCATGACAGAGTGAACCTTGCTGCCATTTTCCAATATATCGCCTAAACCCAAGTCCTTCATTTTTTTAATGGTGCCGTCTTGTAATTTTAATTTGGTAGTAGGAAGGAAACAAACTGCGCGAACCAAGATACCTGGAGGACCAGCCCACATGCTTCTAACAGATTTCATCGACCCATCCACCATATACATGAGCGCCATGGTTATGCCCATTATTTTGCCAACCACGTCTTTTATGCCCAAGGTTATACGCTGAAATTCAATAACAATATTTGTAAATACACCAAACACGCCTCCAACTATATTCGTAATTTGGTCTCTTATATAACTGAACATGTTGCGAATATTAGAAATATCACCCACAAGGCTCCCCGAAATACTAGATAAACCAGACAATATGTAGTTAATCGGCTGCAACAGATATCCCATAAAATTGGTTTGCATGTTTTGCACACAATATATAAAATCGCTGGAAATGTCATCTGAAAGCGGCATATACATGGGATTACATCTATACTTGGGCCAGTTGTCCTTAATTTCTTTTATTTTTGTAAAATAATACATGGCAAATATTTGTAATACAAATGCAAGATTTATATATATAAAATTTATCCATGCACTTCCTTTCGGCATACTTTATATTATTAATATATATTTCTTCAAAAAAAATACATAATTTGACGTGTTTACCTTCTTCTTGTCCCCCTCGACTTTTTTACTTTCATCATTTTTCTATATTTCGTGCTTTTTGTGCTTCTCCTTCGTTGCGTTCGCTTCTTTGATAAACGACGGGTGCGGCCACCTCGACTCCTCTTACCTCCGACTTTTGTAACAGCATTATCATAGGTTGAGGCGGTTACAGCATTTGCAAACAATTTAGCTGCGGCAACATTATTTGCTTGAGCATTGGCCGTATCCGCACCAAGAGGTAAAGGAGCAACAACTATAGTTGTAGGGTCTCCTGGTATAGTTTCAGCTCCCACTCCCCCCACTCCGCCTCTGTAAGACCGACGACTTGTTCGGCGTCGGCGTCGAGGACGACCTCCAGTTGTTGTCGCATTTATCAAAGCTACGTGTGCCTTGGTTGCATCATTTATTTGTGCAACAGATGCTTGAGAGCTTTGAGGTATAGTTGGATCAATCTTATAATCTACCGCGGCCCCAAGAGATAAATTTTGCACAGGTGCACTCATTAATCTATATTTAGAATTTAAATTAGAATTTACAAAATAACAGATATAAAAATAACACACTTATTTAATAAAATATGGAACCAGTACACATGGATGATAAAACGCGTCTACAATTGCAAAATATGGTAAAGGCGAATAACGCAGAGGACCAGACTGACCTCATTCGTGAGCTAAAGCATAGCGACATCTTCAAAAAGAATATTGCAACTCTTTTGGATTTGAAGAAACAATACGCCAACGACCAAGACAAATTGCACATGGAGTGTATGGTTGAGTGCAGTTTCTTGTTCAATTATTACACCGACTTGTATAATAAAATACGCAAGGACGAAATTGACATGGAGATTTTATATCAATTTTTGGATGTGCTAAAGCAAATTGAGGATGGCCTGGTTGACCAGCATGAAGGGTCTTTTATGGTGGGAACGCTCTTAAAGAAAATTTACGTGGATAGTGCTCTTAAAAAGGCAGACAAGTTGGACAAGGAACATGCCGCCGCAGATACTCCTGCTATCGTTAGAGAAGACCCTGTCGAAATTTCATGGAAACAATTCAAGCACATGAAAAAAGCTTAAACATATATCATAAGTATTATTAATTATTATATATGGTAAATAAACATCTTGCGTCAACAACGTTGGTTATAGTTGAATCGCCGTCTAAATGCAAAAAAATAGAAGAATATTTGGGTCCAGGATACAAGTGTGTTGCGAGTTTTGGCCATTTGCGTGAATTGCCTTCTCTCAACAACATTGACTTTACGAATAATTTTAAACCAACGTACGCTATTTCCGAGAGCAAAGTGAAACAGGTTTCACTTCTTAAAAAAGAAATTGCATTGGCGGGTGAAGTCGTCTTGGCGACGGACGATGACCGCGAAGGCGAGGCAATTGCTTGGCATATATGCATGATATTTGACCTAAACCCCGCACTAACAAAACGTATTATATTTCACGAAATTACCGAAACGGCACTGCAAAATGCCATACGAAACCCAACGCGTATTAATATGAATATCGTGTATGCTCAACAAGCGCGTCAAATTTTAGATCTACTTGTTGGGTTCAAAATATCGCCACTTTTATGGAAACATATATCACATCAGTCTCTCTCTGCGGGTCGTTGCCAGTCTCCCGCCTTGAAATTAATTTACGACAATCAACAAGAAATAGAACGCAGCCCAGGGAAGAAGATATACAACACATCGGGTTTTTTTCAGTTTGCCAAAGCCATTCCATTTGACTTGAATAAACATCATGAAACCGAGGACGACATGATTGAATTCTTGGACGCATGTGCGTCGTTCTCTCACACATTCACTTGTACACAACCTTCCAAGGTATATAAACAACCGCCCACCCCACTAAATACGTCTAGGTTGCAACAGGTTTCCAGCAATGAATTGCACATCTCTCCCAAGGAATCCATGAAGATATGTCAATCTTTGTACGAGACAGGATATATTACCTATATGCGAACAGAAAGCCAAACCTATTGTGCCGACTTTTTGAATCAAGCACAGAAATATATTATTGCGCATTATGATGAGTCACACATTCTCAAGAGAGAAAAACCGCCTTCGGCAAAAGGGAAAGGGGATGCTGAAAAGCCCCACGAGGCCATTCGACCCACAGACATTTCTCTCACCAAGCTACCCGACAAGTTCAGTTCAAAAGAACAACGAATGTATAAGCTGATTTGGGAAACCACTTTGGAATCTTGCATGTCTCCAGCCGAATTCTATTCTATCAAGGCGACGATTCAGGCTCCTATGAAGTCTCAATATACGCATACTAGCGAGAAGCTGTGCTTTTTGGGTTGGATGGCGGTAAATAACCGACCGCAGTCGCGTGAGGAGGAAGAGAGAAACTATAATATTCTCTCTAATCATCAAAATCCAAATGTAAAATATGCAAAGATTCAGTCTAAGCTAACAATGAAGGACACCAAGCAACACTATACAGAAGCAAAGCTCGTGCTCATGTTGGAAGAAAAGGGTATTGGGCGCCCGTCTACATTTTCCATGCTTGTAGAAAAGATTCAAGAGCGCGAATACGTAAAAAAGCAAAACGTAGCAGGCAAGTCGGTTGTGTGCAAGGACTTTGAATTGGAAGGTGACGAGATTTTCGAAATAGAGACCACGAGAGAATTTGGCAATGAGCATGGAAAACTGGTGATTCAGCCGTTGGGGGTCATAGTGATTGATTTTCTGGAAAAATACTTTGCTCCCTTATTTGACTATAATTATACCAAAAAAATGGAGGACGCGCTGGATACGATTGCTGGTGGTTCAAATGTAGTGTGGCAAAATATATGCAAGGATTGTTTGGACCAAATAGACGATCTAACCTACCAGCTGGCTACACCAAATGCAAACGCATCCGGAAGGGGAACCGGGAACGAAACCGGGTCGGGAAACGGACTTGGCAAGATTGAATACAAAATTGACGACCAACATAGTTATATCATCGGTAAGAATGGTCCGGTTATCAAATGCACTAACAAGACTACAAATGAAACGACATTTAAATCCGTAAAGGACAACATTGATGTGCACAAGTTAGAACGCGGAGAATATAGCTTGGACGATATTCTCTCTGCACCGACACCAAATGCAAATGCAAACCCAAACGCAAATGACTTTAATTTGGGGAATTATGACGGACATGATATATTTTTGAAAAGAGGCAAATTCGGGATTTATGCAGCATGGGGAACTGAAACCCATTCACTGAAGTGCTTTGGGAATCGCCCAATAGAAAATATTAATTATGACGACGTTGTGGAAGTATTGCAAAAATCGGGCAATGTCATACGCAAAATAAACGACGACATGTCAATACGAACCGGTAAACGCGGCAATTATCTGTTTTACAAGACGACCAAGATGCGAAAACCACAATTTTTAACACTCAAAGATTGCGCGCTTGATTATGCGGAGTGCGAGATATCCATCATACGACAATGGATTCACGATACATACAGCATATGATTAACGGATATAAATTTAAAATTGAAACGGAATTATTACTAACTATTAATAGTATAATATATACCAAAGATGTGTACGACCAGGTTAAAGGATGAAGACGTCTACTACACAAAAGAGAACGTTTCTCTTTGTGAATATAAAATACATAAATACGTGTATAATTTAAACATAGTAAACGTACCAAAGATCAAAAGCTATAATAGAAAAACAAAGCAACTAAAAATGGTAAGAGTAGGTACAATGAGTTTATCTGATTATTATGGAGAAACCGCAGGACATATTAGCGACGATCTATTTGCTAAAATACGAAACATAATCCAAACCTTGTATGACCATGATATATTGTATATCGATATTACTGGATACAATTTCATAGAAAACGACAACAAGTTGTGGATAATCGATTTTGAACACGCAACATATAATCATCCCAGAAGAACGGATGAATTCGTAGAAAAGTTTTTAGAAGGCCATAATGGTTGGAATCCAGAATTTGTGTGAAACCATTTTGAAAAAGTAGAGGGTGTGGACCTACACCTTCTACCTTTTTATTGTAATTTTTTATAATATCTATATATTTATATATAGATATAGACAATGAGTTTACTGGCTAATCTTAATAATATTATTAATACGAAAGAAATCCACCCAACTATTATTAACGAGTCCAGCCGGTTTGTCATAGTAACATATTGGTGGGGCAGTGGTAGACAGAATCAAAATACAAGCAGACCATGTATTTCTTTTTTTGAGAAAATTGTTACGCAAGTTCAAAAATTATGTATTAAGACACTTGGATCTTCATCAAATATAAATAATGTTCCCAAGATTTACAATAATCTAGAAAAGGTTATAACCGGTTTGGATGAATTTAAACGTATCATAAATATCACTGCTGAAGCCTATAATAATATGATTTTCGAACATTTAGGTATTTTACCACGTGAAGCAAATAAAGATGAGAATGCCGCCATGCAATTAGAAAAATTAAAACCACGAAATAAAGTACCTGCCAATTTTGAATACAAAAATAAAGAATACGCCGAAAAAATGTTCGAGATTGTAATGATTGAAGTTATTTCTATTATTAAACAAAATTGTGCATCTATTTTTCATGCAAATCGTCAGGTTGCCGCGTTAAAAGCGGATGTTCTCTCTAAATCTAAACAAATTGCGCCAGCTGAAAAGGAACGTTATTTGGAACAAATAAGACAATTAAATAATATAATCCAAATCCAAACTGCGGCAATCAAGACTCAATTAAATACGAAACGAACTTATACAAATCCACAATTAATGGAATTTAATGGCATGTCCATATATGAAATTTTACATAAAGAATTCAGATTCTTAAATCCTATAACTTTTAATGAAATGATAGCCAAATGGGAAGGCGAATGTACAAAATTTAAATGCAACTACATGGCGGTCGAGTATCCCGAATTTGCAATGCCTGGCGGGTATCAATTGGCGATCAACGCCAAACCATTATTTATTAAGAAAGCGCTCGATGCAGTACAAGATAGCGGTAGGTCGGTATTGTACATTGATGGCGACATGTTTATTAGAAAATACCCAAAAATATTTGATTTGCCAGATGTGGATTTTATGGCTCGTGGCTGGTGGATTGACCCACGTTCCAGCTATCAAATGGAATATAGCATTACATACGACCCATATACATTTGAAACATCCGGCGGAACGATGATGTTTTCCCAGTCTGTTGAATCGAAACGACTTATTAGTAAATGGATAGACCAGGCAAGTAAATCATATCAAATTGGAAAGGCGGACGACCGAATTCTTTCACTTGTGTTTAATACGTATAAATTCCTTTGTTCGATGAAAATAATTCAATTGCCGATTGAATATTTATGGCTCAGCTTAGATTACGACGAGAGAATGTTAGAAGAGGTCTACGACTATGATAAATATAAAATGACCGATAGTATTATTATAGAGCACCCAGAATGTCTGACTTCAGAAGATACCGCAACCGGTGGAGGTGCAGCAAGCAGTCGCACGCCGAAATTCTACGAGTTCTTGGAGGAAAATATTGACCCCGTATCAGAGCAATTTCACGAATACATGATGTTTCCAACAAAGGATATGGTAGAGACATTTCAGTCTTATTTAAATTATATGTCGGGTGTTCAGTATATGAATGATGGCAATGAGATTTTGGTTAGAAAAGGATTTGTGAATTTGACTACTCCTGCAGACAATGAACAGCCTCTTTATATAACAAAATATGACGACAAATTTGGCAAGATCAAGTATCCACAAGATACTAGTTTAACGTATAATGAGGTCGCTGAAATTAATATGCAACGCTCAGCAAAAATGGATGTATCTGGTTTAGCTTTGACACCAATGGATAACGGCAACATAGTAGAAATTAACGACTTATCAAGATTTATGAAAGAAGATGATCCCACAAAATATAATCATGCAAAAATAATATCTTTGATTATTAAATTATTGAGTCAAGGCAAGCAAGTAATATATAATCCTAGGTCTATGCCTGGATACAATAAGTTGTATTATGATTTATTATTACATGATAGAACGGAAAAGCTAGAATCAATGGAGCTCATATTTGTACCGAGATTCACTGAAGGTGCTACTGCATCTTCCAATTATTTTTTTAAACCGCGAATTGAAACCAATCAAGCTATGATGTTTAGACCAAGTGAGATATTAATTAAATTCTTGATGATGTTTCTCTCATTAGATGACATGTCTAGTTATTTGAATAACGGATCATATGAGCTGATGTCGCGTGTTAGGGTTGGTTATTTGATTAATAAACAAAAGAAAGAAAAACAGGCAGTGGCGGATGTGGGTGCTTCAATCAAGGTCGGGGGTGGCGGCGGTGATATAAACGCCGATATTGACAACTATAATGAAGGGCTCGATATATTATATAAAGGTGGTCGCAGAAGATCATTATATGTGAAAAGGCGTAGTTTTAAGAAGATGACACGTAAAATACTTAAAAGGCTTCGCAAGAGTATGCAAAAACGGAGATCATTTAAAATAAGAAAACTATCAAAAACAAGAAAGTCTATAAAACGCGCAGCTAAACGCACACGTAAAAATTAAATTATCATATTTTTATAATTGCACAATACACCATAATAAAAATAAAAGTCAACTAGAAAGAAATATTATCTGAATTTTGCAACCAATGCGCCTACATTCATATTATTCCCCTTTGCATTAAATGCACTCTCCTGGTGTATTCTGTGCAATACTTGTATATCCGAGACATTATAAAATTTACATCCTTTTTTCCATAAACGTAACCACAAGTCGTAATCTTCTATTCCATCATATGTTGCATCCCACCAACATAATCTCTTCTTGATCAAGCAACTACTATTTATAATCGGGTTCACAATGCGAAAATCCACTCCGCTTATATCGCCTAATGGAATACTAGGACAAATGTTGAGATTTCCAAAATAGCGGCAATTTGTCCCAATAACATCATACTTTTCCATGTAGGGCACCTGATTTGCTAATTTATCCGGTAACCATATATCATCTACGTCCAACAAACTAATCCATTCATATTTACAATATTTAACCATTTCATTAAGTGTATTGGATTTACCTTTACTATCCACAAAATCGTATACACGAATATTTGAGCGTAATTCCGCATATTTTTGCGCAATCTTAAAAACCTCTGAATTCGGTGGATGTCCATTTATGCCAATTATTAATTCCCAATTCGTATATTTTTGTTGTATAATAGACATGACAGAGTCATTGATAAACTCAATACCATTATATACAGGCATCAATATGCTAATCATTATACAATATATTGAAATAATTGAATATTTCTAAATCAAAATGCGCTGAAACATAAACCAATTATCGAAATTGTAACCCTCTTCTCTATATAAACAAAAATGTTGATGAGATGAAAATATGCAATCGGCTAAGATTATTTGATCGTCTTTCACAAGCTGTTTATTCTCAAAATATAATTTTAATTTATCATAGTATGTTTTGTGCCACCAATTAATATTGTCGCGATGTAATATGAAAAACCCACCAGCAATAGTGCATTGATGCGGCGGAATACATTGTGCGGGAACTCCATTCTCATTTTTATTATTTACTATATTATATATGTAATCAACATATCCGCCATCATTATTTATTAACGCATAGTGTATTTTATCCTTGGCCAATGAGTTTATTTTGTTCGACGATGGCCACATTTTTAAAGTAGTCGCATCTAAATCATTACCTCTTCCACGAAAATAACCAATATCACACCAACCATAAAAATCGGTTATAAAATATTGTTCTTTTATGGTTTCACTTACAAAATGAATTTTTTCCGACCAAAGCATATTCACTTTCCAATCTACTTTATCTTTTAACAATACATTGATTTCATGATTACGTATCCAGTCTTCTTTAAATTGATACGTATAAAAATCTTCACATGGTTTGAGAACTACCTTGATTTTAGAATGTATATATGGTTGAACAATATTATATCCAGCCTCATCTGTATAAATAACCAAATTATAGTTATTTACATTTGACAACATATTATGCATCCAATGTTGATATGTTGATATATCAAATTTTGCCTTGAAGTTATACCAACATGTAGAAAAGGTGATACTCATAAATATATTACACCTTTGAAGATTTAAATTCGCACAGAACGAATTGAATAATTATTATGATAAATTACATAAATAATATTTATCATACTATACTAAATATGAATATTGATGAAATTATAACCAAAAATAAATTATTTATCAAGAAGCAAGAATACTTCAACTGGTTTAGACGAACCAGTAAAACCAAAATTTACATGCCTTGAAATAGGCAAACCTTATTGATTTATTATTTCACCAAAAGGTGCGGTTTTAAATCTTCAAGGGTGTAAAATGGGATATAATAACGTATAAAACGTCGCGTACAACAACAAAAATTATAGAGAATTCTGAATTGATTCTGGAGTATACATGCTATATGTTTTTAGATTCTGAGGACGGAACATTGTAAGTTCTAGCGCAAAGGTATAGTTTGCATTTTGAAAATCCACAAAAGACCCGTCATGATTACGTAGTTTAATGCTCAACTTACGAAAACGCTCCATCGGGGGGTTATAAATTTTGTAATATGCCGTCGATGAGCCTTGCGTATCAACACTATAATATTGACTATCGTATGGAATTTTTGCAAAGGCGGATTTTACAATACCATTGGTTTGATTCGTTTGCTGCGTAAAAGTGCTATAATTATACGGCGCAGTTTCGTCCCAAAAATTTAAAAACTTGATTTCCATGTAGAAATATGCAGGCGGTTCAAGATTTGCTTGTAGAGGCGCTTCTATGTAATATGCAGTTGCACCAGTCAATAATGGATTCGCGATTAACCAATATCCATCATCCCCTGGTTCAACATCACCATAATAGAACCGAGCATCACTTTTGTTGACCATCTGTACTGATTCTTGATTACACCGAGTAAATCCTAAATATCCAGGCAATCCCCAATTGCTAAAATCGGGAACTATGTTTGCAGCAGTGCATCTAAAATTGTCTTCCTCATATCTAGCAATATTTGTGTTGGTTAATACAAATCCAGAGCTTTTATTTCCAAACCATATTTTTCTAGAGACCTCATTATAAACGATTACAAATTCGCTATATCCTCCTGCGGCTTCTAATGCCGTCTTTTGCGGACCAGTCAGCGTAGAAGTACTACCCAACAACAGATCAGTAACTGCTTGATTGAACCTATTTGTCAACTCAGTTACCATTTGCTGTGCGATATAAAAGCCATCTTCTATAACAATAGTATAATTATCAATGTAATTATACAGCGTGTTATAAATGGCGATTTGTAATGGGTCCACCACACCATGATCTGAAGGATTATATACCTCGGTAATTTTAAACGACATAGTATTATTTTTTTTTGCAGCAGAAAACGTGTATATTGTAAATGGAAAATATCCAGACGAGAGTCTAGCCCCTTGTACATTAAGATAGTCTTGCGGCAATTCAATCTCGAATTCGCTTGCATTTGGATATTTTAAAATATTCCTGTCTTCTGAATGAATGGATACATATTGTTGTTCAAACATATATTGTTGAGCATTGGGAATTAACGGGTGTGTGGAATTTGTATTAAACCGACTCATAATATAATAAATAAACATTTTATTTTTAAATGTAAAAAAATTTACATCTTTAATATATATATATATATAAATGATACAAAGCTCTAATAAGTTTTGTCCAATATTTGGTTGGGATACTCTTGTTTACTAGCACTATTATACTTACTTTCATATTTTACCAGCTGTTTTCACCCATCCAATCCAAAAGTCTTTATATTACAGGATATACTCTTTTGCTAGTTTCATTAAGCTGTTTGATTGGCGGATTATGGAGTGCTCAAAGAGCCACTAGTGACGGATTTATCGTAATGACCCCCATCCGTAAATTTGCATCCACGCTACCATTCTTACTTATTATCATCGCTTTAGCGTATTCTATATACTTATTTATACATTACACGGACGCAATCATTTCAAGACATACCTCTCAAGAATATTACACTTATAGTAAAATATCTGTCGGTATACTTATAGTGCAGGCATGCAGCACTTTATATTGGTTGCAACAAAATGTTAAAATTAAGCCGAGCAACCAAGATTCTGGGCGCGTATGGGGAATAACCCCGTCCAACTGGTTTACCGGAAGCATGACGTTGCTGGGAACGGCCAATGTAATATTTGTAATCTTAATGGCAGTAAAATTAGCCACGTCAACTACTGACGGATTTCGTTCAAGGTAATATGCGCGCCGATTGCCCATGGCCCACAGCCCACATCCCACACACAACTTCAAGCAATCACCGAAAACTTATAGGTTACACCATATTGCGTCTCGGTTTCCCAAATCCCAGATATTTTCAATAAAAAGGTGGTCGCGGAGGTTGTTGTTGGCATATTTTCTGAAACGATTTTAATATGCGAATTTTTAAATTGTTCTTGAATCTTATATTGCGGGGTTTTATTTTTAATCACATTGCCCGCTTTTTGTAATAAATTAAATTCCATTTCACAAATCTTATTTGTTATTTTCATATTGGAGTGGCTATTAAATGTGCACTTGTATTTTTGATAATATTTTTCAAAGATTATATCATTTAATGGAACCATTAAATAAACGCCATTCATGGTGAATATGTCGGATGAATATAATATTCGGGTAAAGCTACCATTTATGATTACGTTATTTTTGATTGGTTCGCAAAAATATATGCTATTCATGTTGCACTGGTCTATCGTCTTTATTATATTCATGTTTTTTCCTTATTGTATCAAATAGAAATAGTTTTAAGTTTAAAATATAAAAACTATTAAACTATTATACTATTAGTTAGTACACATGAAGTTCTATGAATCCCATTTTGAAGAATACATCGTATCCAATCAAAAAATAAATTTGCATCCCAAGCTTGAAAGCGTATTTTTAAAGAATTTTCCCGTCTCAATTCAGCATTTGAAAAACGTTATTTTTTACGGGCCATCTGGTGTGGGAAAATACACGCAAGTGCTGCGGTCTATTAAAAAGTATAGTCCATCCGAGTTAAAATACGAGAAAAAACTCAGCATCGTCTTTAATAAGCAGGTATATTATTTCAAAATTAGCGATATCCATTATGAGATTGACATGTCCATACTGGGATGCAATTCAAAATTATTGTGGCATGATATTTATCAGCAAATAATAGACATTATTTCGGCCAAACCAGAAAAAAACGGGATTATTGTGTGTAAAAATTTTCACGACATACACAGCGAATTGCTTGACAATTTTTATAGTTATATGCAGAATAATTTGATGACTTCGTTCAATATCACCTTTTTTATCATCAGTGAGCACATTAGTTTTTTACCCGACAATATAACCAAATGTTGTGAAATCATTCATATTCCGCGCCCGTCTGCGTCAACCTATAATAAATGCATCCAGACAACGCCCAAAAGGAAGAAGTTGCCCTTGTCTGAAATCACAAATATTAAAAACTTGCATTCGGACGAGCTTGTAATGGACCACTACAAAATTATTACTGACAAAATCTTACATGTGATTCTTAATGTGGAAGAAGAATTCAAAATAGTCGTATTTCGCGATTTGTTATATGATATTTTGATATATAATTTGGACATTAATCAGTGTGTGTGGTATATTGTGACGACTTTGATAACATCTAATAAAATCCCGCAAAAAAATGTGAGCGACGTTCTGATGAACATGTATAAATTTTTCAAATATTACAACAACAATTATCGCCCGATTTACCATCTAGAATATTTTTTCACTTACATTATACAAGTCGTATATGGCTTTGAACAGAAAAATAATACAAGTCTAACAAGTATTTAGACACTTTTCTCTCTACATATTATTTTATGAACTCAATTCTTGCGAGAGAAATTATCGGATTTGATGAAAATGAACCCATTACAGCAGATGAATTAAAACGAAAATATCGGCGACTGGCGTTGCAATTCCACCCCGATAAAAATGGGAATAGTGTAGAGAGCACTGAAAATTTCAGATTGATACACGAGGCGTATGAATATCTACAACTGCATATAGGCTCTCCAACGGATTCTCCAGACGAACCATGTGCAGCGGCAGAAGCAAGTGAAGCCGGCGATGATTATATGACCATGCTGCAAAGATTTATAGAAAGCGTTATTCAATCACCAAATATGAGCGAGATTATCAAGGAAATTGTCATGAATGGCTGCAAAAAAGTGTCCACGCGTTTGTTTGAAAACATGAGCAAGGATACCTCCATGGAGATGTTGTCGTTTATTTCAAAGTATCGAAATATTTTGCACATAGATCAAGATACTATTCAATGTGTAAGAGAGATAATATTGGAGAAATATAAGAATGACCAAATCTATATATTAAACCCGTCTCTCGATGATTTGTTAGAGAATAATGTTTACAAACTGGACATTGACGGCAAAATCTATCTAGTCCCCCTTTGGCACAGCGAAGTATATTTTGATGGATCGGGATGCGATATTATTGTGCAATGTATTCCGGACTTGCCTGCAAATATGTATATCGACGAGAACAACGCGTTACATGTAGATATCAACGCACCATTTACTATTTCTCTCTTGGATAGTCCTGTTGTTTTGTTTAAGCTGGGCAAACAATCCTTTCCACTACAAGTGCAGTTCAAAAGGACACAGACTTGTTATCTTCATAATCAGGGAATCTCTGTAATCGACGAAAAGAATATGTATAATATATTCCCTAAAGGTGGTGTTTATGTGAAAATCACATTTGTTTGAGATTTTACACGTCGATAAATATATTTACGCAGTGAATGAATATATTTATTTTGTTACATGTTTTATTAACATGGGGCGATCCCATCGGCGTTTTTGATGCATGAGGCACCTTCTTTAACAACAACATCCTTAATTAAAAAATACGTAAAGAAACCCATAATGTAAGGAAGCAAGACTAGTATCCATGAAATCGCCTTAAATCCCTTTGAACATAACCAGTTCAACGCCCATGCCCAGATTACAAGGATGACTGCCTGGGTAAGAAGCGTCCAAACACCATAATTCTTTAAAAATCCCATGATTATTCCAATCGCGCCTAATACCAAATATAATTGTGCAGGGGTGCAGTATTTACTGAACTCAAAGTTTCCCATTTATATACTATAATTATATAAAAAGCGTTTCATATAATTATAAATTTGAACAAACTAATCAACACTTACTATGAGATTACCTCCGACCATACCTTCTTTACGCGCAACATCCTTGATGAAAAAATACGTAAACAAACCCATAATATAAGGAAGCAAGACGAGTATCCAGGAAATAGACTTAAATCCTTTGGAACATAACCAGTTTAACACCCAGGCCCAGAGTACAAGGATGAGCGCCTGGGTAAGAAGCGTCCAAACACCATAATTCTTTAAAAAGCCCATGATTAATCCAATCGCTCCTAATACCAAATATAGTTGTGCAGGGGTGCAGTATTTGCTGAACTCAAAGTTTCCCATTTATATACTATAATTATATAAAATAGTATTTCATATAATTATAAATTTTGACAAATGCTATTCCCATTACATAAGTCCTTCTTTACGCGCAACATCCTTTATGAACAAGAACATGAACACGACCAAAATAAACGGAAGCATGACTAGTATCCAAGAAATAGCAGTAAATCCCTTGGAACACAACCAGTTCAACACCCAGGCCCAAATGACAAGGAACAACGCATTAGTCAATAGGGTTTCAATGCTGAACTTCTTAAAAAACGCGCTGATTATGCTAATAGTACCTAAAATTAGATATAGTTGCGCAGGAGTGCAGTATTTGCCGAAATCAAAGTTTCCCATTATATACTATAATTATACAAAAAAGTATTTCAACGCCTAAATCTAACAATAAAAAAGAAGGGCTTCTTCCTTTTTTATTGTTTATAACTTACTATTCAAAATAATCTAACTACTAACTACCTATTTTTATAATATTTGTTTTTGTGTTTTGTTTTTGTTCTGGTTTTTGTTTACTTAGTCTTACGCACCACCTTCTTCTTCACCGGCTCAGGCTCGGGTTCTGGCACTGGCACCGGAACAGGCTTGGGTGCTGGCTTAGGCGCATCCTCCTCCTCCTCGACCTCTTCCTCCTCCTCCTCTTCACCCTCTTGGTCAGAATCTTCAACGATTGCACCAGATTCAACCGCATCAGACGCGGCCTCCATTTGCGGAGCAGCCGCCTTCAAGCGCTCCTTTTCAGCAGGCTTTAGCTTGATAAAGCATGTTCCGGTCAACGAAGCTCTGGGCTTTTGAACGACTGCCTGAATCAACTTCCAGGTAATACCAAACTTGCCGTTTGCAAACCACAAACCACCGCATTGCATGACAAGCGCAACATTAATACCCTTTTGTAGGAAGTCTACAGGCGTAACAACTGGGTTGCTTGGGTTGGGAAACAATGTGTTTCCGTCCTCGTCATAAATCTCGCATCTCCAATTGCCCTCCCAAACA